GGATCATTTTTAACACCGAGAGCATATTCAATTGCTTTACAAGCAGATCCGTTGGAATCATCGAACGCAATAACTTCGTCAACACAACCTAATGCTCGAACAATAGCGGCACGCTCAGTCCATGGCATGAAGTAACGGCCTTTTTTGCGTATAAGCCAGTCATCTGAATTTACGCCTACAATTAAGTAAGCACCTAGCTTTTTTGCTGATTCTAGATAGCGGATATGTCCGCTGTGAAGGGGATCAAAGCCCCCAGTGGCTACTACAATTTTCATTGTAGTATTTATTATCTGCGTAGTTATTGATTAATCTTCGCCATACCAACGTAAACTATGATCAAGCCATTCTAGCACAAGATCTTGCTGCCTTAGATATCCAAATCTATTGATACTTTGGATTGCAGATTCTGGAAGGAGGTTAGTTTCTGCCAACTGATACCACTGTGTTGTGCGGGGATCAAATGGCTCAATATCTGTTTTATATACAACTGCTTTAATCCAAGGATCTCCTGGCAATTTTTCCATAAATGCGCATTCAAACCCAGTTAACGCTAACATATGTAATAGACTAACAGTAGTGTAATTGTAGTACACATAGTCGTGTTGAATAAAATCAATTCTATTGTACGTAATTTCAGTAGTTGACGGGACAATTAATGCGAGCATACCACCTTCCGTCAACATATTTCGCCATTTGCGTAATGTTTCAATAGGGGTTAACGCATATTGAAATGCATTATTGCTCCAAATAACATCATATCTTTTTTTATCCGAATCAGGAGTTATTAGTTCAAAATCTCGGCGTTCGTACACTATATTTTTATAATTTTGTGCGATTGGTAATTCTTTGTTTAAATCAACTCCGGTACATTTAATGTTCAATGGAATTTGATTTCCGTCGTCATCTTCGAGTACTCGCGTTGCCCACCATTCTAAATCAGCGCCGGTGCCGCAACCCATGTCTATTAGTCGGTTGATACTCTCCATAAACGTATCATAACTTGCTAACAAGTCAAGTGTCGATTGTCCGGGATTAAACTGAGACATCTTCCATTCCTGCTGTTCTTAACTTAACAATATGTCCCATTTGCCATTGTTTGGTGTCGAGACCTTTCATAATACCTAACCAACGATTACGTAACAATGCTACTTCATTGATAAGCATTTCCATATCAATTACTTCGCTTTCGCCATCTACATACTTTTCAGCGTCGCGACTTGTTAGAGCACGGGCGTATCCTTCTAAATACTTTTGAAAATGCTTACGTCTAATTTTACGTAGTTCAATATTAAGATAATTTAAAACTGCTTCAATTTCTTGAAGCTGGTTAAAACGATGTTCAGTAACACCAGGCAATAATTTAATATTTTGCTCTACATTGCCGCCGATCCGCACTTCTCGTTTCGCCTCCTGTAACTCATCGTTATAATAATCAATGAATGCTGGAAGTTGAGAAAGATCTTGAGTTACTTTATTATACCACATACATTAATTATATTTGATATACTGTTCAAAGTCAACAAGCCAAGGGAATAACAATTTCCAATTAGTGCCACGTCGGCGATCTTTTTCGTTTAGAAATTCAAATAAATTTGTAATATCATTGTGATGCGGTCCGGTTCTCCAGGTATCTTTTGAAATCCCTTTCATGTATTCTTTTACTACTTTATCTTCGTCTGTTTCTTCAGGCATAAGTGATAAAATTTTTTTAAAATCATCTTTGAATATTTCACCACCAAGCACATGTAATTTTAGGTATTCAGGTCCTGGAGCCACTCCTGAAAAGAAATGTCCAATTTTATGTATTTTTCTCCATTCGGAAAGTTTTTCAAGTAAGCCAGGCATAGTTTTTATAGTCAACGGAGTTATAGTTTGATTTAGGTGTATAACTAACCAATCTAATGTTAATAAATATTCAAAATTTTTAATCCATTTATCTACATCTAACCCCCAGCGTACATATTCTTGTTGCGGGCCTAAACAGTCAAGACTGCATGTAATATCTACTCGTTTAATATGTCTTTTTGTAACTAATACCTTTAACCTCTCCATAGTTGTTTTTAATTTATTCTGTGGTATATTTAAATTACTAACAATATTGAATTCGCAGTTAGGGTTCGGTAATTGTTCAAATTTATCTAATAATTGATAAAATTGTTCTTGATAAAATGGCTCGCCGCCAAGATAATGAAATCTGCTTAAAGTTTGATAATTATTATCAAACCATTGCCAGAATACTTCATCCAACTCAGCATAATGATTTTTATGATATGTTAAGTTAGTGTTATTACCTGGAAAGGCGCCAAATTTTTTATTCTCATTGTTATTAACAGAACTAATTGTAGGATGACAATATAAACATCCTAAATTACAAACGTTTGAAAAAAATACTTCCAACAATGTTGGTGTTACATAAGTTTCAAAAGGATTTTCTTTTAATTCGGGAGGCACAACATATGGAATATTAATTTGCCGTATACGATCGCTTGTGCCTCCAGATTCTTCGATTTGCCTACAATAGTCGCATCCGTCAGATGGCCATTGGCCATCTAGCATGTCTTCTCTATGTTTTATTTTCACTGGAGTGTTGTGGAATTCGCTAAAGTTTTCAACAGTAATAACGCTTTCCGCAGTACGATGGCAAGATCTAGTTACTCCGGTATTTAAATACAAGGTACTCCATGCCCATTTTAACTGGCATGAAGTTTTAGTATTAATTGGAAAGTCTGACATTATTAATAGTCGTCGTTATCGTCGTCGTAAAAATTATAATCGTCTTCGTCTGAGTCTTCTTCGTATACCAATTCTTCGTTGGCATACTCAGCAAGACTTTTAATAACATAACTATCTTGCGCTACAGCAGCAACTTCGTCAGCATTAAAACCGTTTTCAATTAATACTGCTACAAAATCATCTGCTGCTTGCTGGAAGCCGCCGCTAATATGCGGACGCATCGCTTCCCAAATTTCCATAGCTAAATCAGGACTCATAATTTTCTTCTTCTCCTACAGATTCAGCAACGTCTTCAACCACATCATCCAATGTATTGTTTACTGCGTTTGCTTCTTCGTTACTTATCTGTTCTTCAGTAAAAGCAAAATCTTGCATGAGTCTATCAAGAATACCGTCAGCGTTAGTTTCCCATGCCTTACGGAAAGCAAGTACTTCTTCGCCTGTACTGCGTTCTACAAAACGCAGACGATTACCTTGCTTAGTAAGCAAACCTTTCTTTTCTGCTAAATCAACAAGACCTGAATACGGATTCATACCAGTTTCATACGGAATCTTAACTTGAACTGCTTCAAATGGTTTAGCGTAACGAGTCTTCATTACTTTACACGCAGCACGAATACCTTGTACTTCTGATGTCTTATTACCATCTTCGTCTTCTTTAAGTTTCAACTTACGCATTGCTACAACAATCGATGATGCGTAGATAAAACCTTGACCACCTGAAATTTTATCATCTGGGTCAAACATATCTTGCGATGCGTAAGTGTGATTAGTTGCTACTAAACCAACATTGTAAGCACCAATCATATTAACAGTATTACGAACAAGTGCTGTTAGTGCCTTTGGCTTACGACCTAAGTCACCCTTCATATCACCCTTTTCAAACTGATCAACGTCTGTTGGCGTTAACAACATGCCTAGCGAGTCAATAATAAACAATACCTTTGGACGCTCGTCTTCTGGCATTGACTTATAATCTTTCATAAACATTGAAATAGTCTTAGCCACGTCGTCGATCATGCTCATGCTAAGTTTCAGCAGTTTATCTTCCGAAGTATCAACTCCTAATGCATGTAGCCACTGTTCATCAAGTGCGTTTTCTGAGTCAATCATTACAACAAAAATACCTTGTTGTTGGGCGTGTTTAGCAATGTTGCCAGATACAAAGTATGATTTACCTGCGCCTGACTCTCCTGCGAATACAGTAACCTTACCCATCGGCACACCTTTGTGGAAGTCGCCACTAATAAGGTAGTTTAGAGCATAGTTGCCTGTAGAAACCCAGTCAGTTGGGTCGTTAAATCCAATGCTAAGTCCGTCAATACTCTTTGTAATGTCTTTGCGGAACTTGCTTACGTCAAATGGTTTAGCCATAATAATTCACCTGTTTAAAAAATAATATTATATACGAGTTTAGTCGTGTTGTCTATAGTTCATTCACTCATTCGAACTCTGCTAGGTTTTTGTTATAATAATTTATATACCTCAGGAAATACAGCGCGACTATCAATTCCTCTACGTTTGTCTAATATTGCTAGTTGAGCTAACGCACCAGAGAAGTCTGATTTCAATGGCTGTTCTATATAGTGCAGCAAATTACGATAACTATCTTCAAGTAAGTAACCTGGTTGTTGATCTATTCTATCCTGTAGTTTTGTTCTCACGTATTGTAACACTTCTGTTGGAAGATGTCTGATATTTAGGTACAATGGGTTTAATAAAGGCCCAACAATAAAACTGTTTGGATGGTATCCTCGTTCCAATAAGAAGTCTATAGTGTTGAACAAAGATTGATAATTCAACATATAATAAAGCATGTTAAATGAAATTTTATGATTGAGCTGCGTAATTGTATCTAAATTTTCTAACCAGTCTTCCCATTTACCCCCATAACGAATATAATTAAACTGTTCTCCCATTGTTTCACCAGATACCGTCCAGTGAACATTTTCAAAATTACATATATGTTCAAAAATTTGCGTATTTGTTTTACTCAAATTGGTATTTACACGTAGGTGCACCTCAGGATTAACTTCTTTTAAAAGCATTAACAATTCTAAATTTTGCTTCATTAATAAAGGTTCACCGCCTGCCAGATATACATGTTGTAAATCCTTTGCATGTCTAAAAATATATTCTTTAAACTTAGATAATTGATCTTCTGAAGGAACTTTGTGTGTTACATTGAGTTCTTTTGCCCATTTTGAGCTAAATTCTGGCACACAATACGTACAGGCAAAATTACATAAATTAGACCATCGTATGTCCACAACACGAAGATCAAAATTATTAACTTTGTAGGTAGCCAGAGGTTGTTTTTTTAACTCTCGAATATAAAAAATACGATCACTAGCAATATTAAGTTGCCCAGATTTTCCATTTTCTAAATCATAACATGTATGACACGGTTGATGCTTAATAGATTCTATAATATTTTGTTGCGCAGCTAAAATCTGTTCATCGTGGATGATTTCTTCAATAGAATTATGTTTGATATTACCAATTATTCCAGTGTATTGATCAGATCTAATACAGCTTTTTACCGTGCCATCAAAATTATACATTAACCCAGTCCACGGAATTGGACAAAATACACCGTCGGTTAACATCTGTTTCAGTTTCAAATTACAGTTTCCATTGGCAAATGCATTGCTGATATGTTAGGTAACCAGATATCAGCAGCTCTACTTCTATTGTAAATATCAACTATGGTGTTTGCCCACTGATTAACCTCTGAAGCATTAGATAAATCATTATACGGTTGTGTTGCTACTACACCTGGGCGGATAATACAATGTTTAACATTCCATGCTAAGGGAATAATAGTTTGAACCACATCTTCGAGCGCACGTTTTTGTGCTCGGTATTCAGCAACCTCAAATACGGACATTCCTGAGATTGTTGGCAATTCTTGTTGCTGCGTCATTAAAGTTGACACTGACCAGATAATTTTTTGGCCTTTGTTAGCCCAACAATCGGTTACTCTTAACAATAATTCAGCTTGAGCATATCCGGACTGGGCGTTATTAATAAACATATCGCACGGAATAATTTTTTCCAAAATTTTAGGAATATTTCTGATATTATTACCATCACGCTTTGAAAGTCCTATTATAGTATGCCCATCTTTTTCAAAACGATCGGCAAACGCTTTGCCTATTCCGGCACTGTGTCCTGTGATTGCTATAATTGCCATTTTATCCCTCTTATTTGAGCCTGTTTCATCACAAACTCATTTATCTCTTTGTTATTATCGATATCTGTTCCAACAACAGTTGTTAATTCGTTAACAACATCACAATTTGTAAAAGAATTTTTATATTTTATATTCAGTACGTCTGGAGTTTTCAATAAGCCATACTGGTGCGGTATACCACATAAATTAGCATAATTTAATATATTTTGAAAATCTTTTAAATTTAATGCGCTCAATGTTGTCCAAAAATCTAAACTTAGATTAGAATAACAATCCTTTAAATTTAAATATTTTTCAATTGTAGCTTTATATGTTTCCCATTTAATAGGCCACCGTACAAAATTATGGACTTCTTCAGTTCCGTCGAGGCTCAATGTTATAATTACTTTTATGTTACGTTGTAATAATTCTTCAACTTTGCTAAAATACTTACTACCATTGGTGTTTATACGTATAATTTTTACGTTTTGTGGCAGATTATCTAATAAATGTCTATAATTCTTACTATATGTTGGTTCTCCACCATTGATATCTAATTCAATAATACGGTCATGAGGAAGTTGTTTATAAAAATGATAGTTATTGTTAACTGTATTTGTTTCAAGCAATTTTGAAATTTTTGTTGACAAATGCGGAGAACATGTTAGGCAAGCAGAATTACAGTAATTGTCAATGGTTCCGCCTATTATTAAATAATCTTCTCTAATTTTTTTTAAAATTTTGTGGCGGTCAATTGCATTTAATCTAATACTTGTATTATTAATCTTTTCGGATTCATAGCAGCGTATACAAACATCTGGGGTTTTTTGTAATTGTAATTCTGCTCCCCAGGCCTGAACTTTATCAACTGTATCAAAAGTTGGAGCGTTAACCATATGGCCACACAGCCCATACCCATCAACATTTATTCTTAAAAAATGTTGGTATCTAGGGCAATACATTTGCCATTTCCTTAGTCAAAAGAAAGATTTCATTGTATAAATTAGAATTCTTTTCTTTTAAACAAGTAAAGATTTCTGTTAGCGGTAATGTTTTATTCATTAAATCCTTATATAATAAATCATCTGCCAGTAAATAGAAATTTAGTTGCTTGTTTGTCTCAAACCGAGTTCTTAGATTGTCAATTATATTACTTTGGTTCCATCTAAGAGTTGTTAGTTTATGTAACTCGTTAATATGTTTAATAGATATTTTAACATTAGACGAAGTATATTTGGCTAAATGAAGTAACCAAAAAAATTGAGGCATAAAATGCCTGTTTATAAACAGGAATTTGTCTATAAAAGCTAGTAGCGTTGGGTGGTCACCGGGCTCATCTTTGAGGTATTGACGCACTCCAGATACATATCTATCCAGTGGATCGCGTATATAAACTGTTACATTTGATATTTTTTTAATGTCCAAAATTGGCGTTTTCTCGAACGTAGCATTTATTGAGCTGTGCCCATTTTTATAAATCCCATAAACAAAATGATCGTCAGAAATGCGATATACATCACAATTATTATCTGGAAATAGTCTCTTGTCAAGAGGTGTAAACATTATACTTTATTCAAACAATATAGTAGATTGCCAATGGCAATAAACTCTATAATAATTAGTAGATCAATCATATCCGTCTCCAAAAAAGAAGGACTCAACACCCGAGAAAGACCTCGGGTGTGAGTATTATACCCTTAAATTATGAGGACTGCCGTGCGCGGATCATAGCAAGGATATCTTGTGCCTTGTCTGCGCCCGCCGCTGGCGCTGCTTCTACCTTAGGTTCTACTACAGGTTCTGCCTTTGGAGCAGTTTCAAAAGGTGCTTCAACTGCCGCAGGTGCTGCTGCTGGCGCTGCCTTAGGTGCTGCTGTTTCTGAATTACCAAAGTTCATACCTGCTGGTTTGAAATAAGACCCCCACTTATCTGGATCGTATGCCTTGCCATCAACTGATGCTTCAAACATTTCAGTCATAACCTTCAACTCAATGTCACCTGGCTTGTTAGGAAGGAACGATTTGAGATCAAATAAGCCATACTTTTCAATCGCTTCCATTTCGTCTGCGTTAAGCGCAGATTCCTTACGAGCCCAACTTGAAGTTGAATAATCAGCATACCCACCCTTTGTGGTCTTAGTAATGCGGAAGTCAAGTCCATTATTGTAATCAGTTGGCAATTCTTCCATATCAGGATCCATTAGTGATGCCTTGATAGTAGTAAAGATTTGCGGACTGATAATG